TGAGTACTGCTTGTCAGTACGAGCTATGCGGAGATTAATCAATCTCTGCTTCATTGGGTAAGTCTAGAGACTCTTACGAGTATTTAGATTAAGCCTTTCATTCCTAAAGTGGTGAATGTATCCTCGATTAATTAGGGTGTTAATCTTGGATGAATAGCGCTGTGGGAGGCGCAGCTGGTAGCAGATAGAAAGATGTGTAAAAATATATCAGGCGTTTGGCGAGGCGTCAGTCTACCAGCCTTTGTGGGAAGGTATAAGTACCAGGAGGGTCTTCGGACTCTCCTGGGCTTATGCCGTAAACAGTAGTTTTAGACCATTATGTTCATTATTTTTTCATCTAGTATTATCTAAGTAAATAACATGAATAAAGTTTAAAATAGGAGTAAAAATAAAATGCTTAGTCACAATCCATTCTTTCTAGATGATATAAGCCAATACAAGCGCAGACTAGATTTCTTTGGTGATTATGTCAGAGACACAGCTACGTATATCAGTCGCATGACTGGTGATGAATACGCTACTGTAGAGCAGCATATACGCTCTGAGATGAGACCTGGTGGTCAGTTTGAAGTAAAAGACCCTAGGATGCTTATACTGCGTCAGGACGCTCACGGTGACCGACAAAAAGCTGTTACTACTCTAGGTACTTTTCTAGCTGACGCTATTGAAAATAATGACTTGATAGCACCAAACTTTAATACGTTCTATCAACCTACAGTAAAGAAATCCTTTCAACCAGCTTTCATGAATTCCAACATTCAGAAACGCTCTAAAGATAAGAAACTAGCTAAGTCCTATCAGATGGCAGGTAATGTTACACTGCATGTAATTCATGACAAGAAACAGACTAACCGTAAACTTACTAATAATGCAGTATCGGGTACGTACACGATTGGTAGCACACCACTAGTAAACCCTACAGCACATGCTGTATTGACCACAACTTGTCGTACTACTAGTGGCTATGCTAATGCTAATAATGAAAAACTGATAGCTGGTAATCGTCATTACTGGAATCCTGATATTGTAATCAACAACATCATCTCAGTGATTAACCACACGGATTATACAGCACTCAATGCTGTATTGATTAAGTACTCTTTAGTCTGTCCTACAGTAGAGCAGACTATGACATGTATTAGAAAAGGCGCTTGGAATTACTGGCGTGATGAGAATAGCTACAATGAGATACAAGAGCTAGTAGAGAAGTTATTACCAATAGAGCGTGCAGCATTTGTGTATACAGGTGACTTATATCACATTCGTGTATGTAATCCTGAATTCATGCGTGAGTTTATTGGTGAATTGATTGAACCACATCTAGGTGAGAATCTTGAGAATGCTACTAAAGAGTATCAGGCTATACATCCTGACTTCTTTGTAACGGCAGAACAAGTATTTGAATCAGAGATACGTGGTATTGACTTTAGTAAGATTAAAGACGATACAGATGCTAATTTAAGAAAGGTAGTAGCTACTGCTTTACACATTGAAGAAGTAATAGACAAGTATAGAGATTTCATTTCTGTATTTTTCACCACTACTAATGTACCAGCTAGCTTAGCTTATTTTCCTGAGTCAGTACGCTGTGTAGCTATTACTAGTGATACAGACTCTACTATCTTTACTACTCAAGAATGGGCTTACTGGTACGGTAATGATAATTACAATTACCCTCAAGCGGATGCGGTAGGTGGTGTAATCTGCATGTTTGCTACGCAGACTATTACTCACATCCTAGCTCTAATGTCAGCTAACTTCGGTATACAGGCTGAAGACTTGAAGATTATTGCCATGAAGAATGAGTTTAAGTTTCATCCTTTTATTCCTACTGATGCTAATAAACATTACATGGCGATGATGGCTATACGTGAAGGTAATGTGTTTAAACACCCTGAAATAGAGATTAAGGGTGTGCACATGAAAAATGCTAATGCACCAGCAGAGATTAATCGAGCTACACACGACGCTATGGTAGAGCTAATGGATAAGATTAAGCATGGTAAGAAACTAGAGCTTACTAGCTTACTAAAAGAAGTAGCTGACACAGAGCGTACTATTGTAGCTTCTATTAAGTCAGGCTCACCTACGTATTGTCGTTACTCTAAAGTAAAAGAGCTAGCTACTTATCGACTAGGTGCTCTTAAGTCACCTTATCAGTATCATTTATTCTGGAATGAGGTATTTGGACCTAAGTACGGTACAGTAGCTGAACCACCTTACCTAATGGTAAAACTCAAGTCTGAGAATCTGAATTCAATTAACAAGATTAATGATTGGTTAGATACATTAGAAGACCAAGCTCTAGCTGAGAGATGTAGAGCTTGTTTGAAGAAAACAGGTAAGAAAGCGTTGTCTACGTTTTACATACCTGAAGAGATAGTGAAGTCCTCTGGTATACCTGATGAGGTATTAGATGCAGCTGATTGGCGTGGTATCGTGAAAAACATCAATAAGACGTATTACATGATACTCTCTAGCCTAGGCTTTTACATAGAGGATGACAAAGTAGCTAGACTAGCAATGGATTATTACTAGCCTATAAATGCGGCATATTCTCCAGGAGAGCTTTATAGGCTCTCCTGGTAGTATGTCGTACTTATACATCCAACAAATAGGACACTGCTCCTATTTCTTCAAACAACTCATCTCTAAAAGCACTAGGTAATTGTGTCACTATCTGATTGTTCTGTTTCACACGAGTAAAATATCTTTTCAGTATATTCACTTCTTTAGTATTACTGCTATTACCATTCTTATCATTTAGCCACAATAACCAAATCAATAAAGGCAGTCTACTACTTATCAATACCCACATGACTTGTCTAGTCTTAGCTATATCAGGTAATTGACTATACTCCTCTAGATTATCTTTAGTCACTAACCCTATACTCCTTAGAGCACCTGTAAAGCTAGTCTTAGACTGCTGTAAGTATTCTAAAGCTAAACCCAATGTACGGTCTAACCGCTTAGTCCAATCAATTACATGGAAAGGATGTCTAGTATATTGCTCACCAAACGGCATGCCGATACTGGTACAGTACAGTCTATTAAACACAATACCATCCAGTATACTAGGCAGCATATTAGGTAATACAAACATGTGTACAAACTGCATTACTGACTTCTCCTGATAGTCAGGTACACTCTTAGCTAGCTTAGCTTCATTGTCACGAAATGCTTTATACTGCACAGCTATCTTCTGTAGATTAATACTCAATACAGCTATACCTCTGTCACTACTGTTATTTCTACCATTAGGTAAAGACAGCTGTAACGTAGTAACAGGATGTCTAATCACCTCTATAGCTACCACATCTCTCCAATTATCATACACCTCTTTTTCATCAAACAAGCTATCATCTACTAGTATCAATTCAGTACTACCAAAAAAGAAATTATCGTAATGTACTTTACCACGATATACACTACTAGTAAAACCAAATACACGAGTCAAGTCATTACATCTTACATCTAGATTCAGCATGTATCTCTCTAAGCTGATATGTGTAGGTATGTTGATATTACCTAGTAGCTGTACTAAGAGATGGTCACTAGCTACTGCGTATACATGCTGCTTGTAATATTGCATTACTTTCTCTAGTTCTAGTTTTAAACCAGTCTTTACATTTAACCAATCATTAGACAGACGAGTAGTGACCTCAAATCCATTCTTTAATTCAAACAAGCTAAACATGTTTTTCTATCCTCAATATACATTAATCATATCGTAATCCTAGTCCCAGACTACATTCTATCTAGTATCAGAATACCGCACTACCCTTATTGTATAGCAGATACTGCTGACAACCTCTAGCTTCGGCTAGAGGTATTAGGAGTATGTTGCACACACTAGTATTCCAACTTTTTACAATCCCTTATTATTTACTTGGTGTGCTAGTAATAGTATCATCGTTCGTAAATGGATTAGTGTTAAGAGGCCTCTTACTCTAGTCTTATTCATTAACCTAACTTTAAGGAATAAAGAAATGGCCATTTCAACAAACAAC